GGGTAGTGCTCCCTAGGGTAGATACGACTGTACAGGCCCTCGATCATGCGCCAACTCTGTAAGGAGTGGGTTGCGTCGAAGGCTGAGTAGTCTGCCCAGAAGAAGCTGCGGCAATGTACGATGCTGGAGAGCCAGACGTCGAGCGTCCCGGGGTCCCGCGAGCCATAAAATATCCAATTCCCCTCATGCCAGACCTGCTTAAGCCTGTGCACGAGCGGTTTTAGACATGGCCCAGCGTCCAGGTGTGCCTCATCATGGGGCGCCTGGATAAGCCTTGCGATGTATGCAGCCTCAGATGTGTAGGGCTCACCACCAACTGGCTTGAACCATGGGAGCTTCTCAGTCTTGACAAATGCGCCGACTTTTCCGTAGTCCTGGTGGTTGCAGCCTCGCTCTACGCGTTTCCAGTGTGCCCGAGTCAGCGCATGACGGCGCCGGCTAACAGTGTAGCTTCGGAGCCATTCAAAAACGCTCATGGGTTCACAGGGGTCGCAGAAGCCAGGCAGGAGGAGGTCAATGACCCGGGTCACTGAGTCGAAGCATGCCTCGGAAGGATCCTCTCTCTCGGGAAGATGCTTAAAGTTCCGATACAAAATTGCCTCGAGCAAGGGACGCGGACCAACAGATGAGCAGAAGGGATAAGCACCGTTCAAGCCAATTCCCAGGAGACGCGGCCCAGGGCGGTCTCGTGGTGGCATCCGCAAGATATCTTCAATAGTCGCGCCGTGGACCTGGACGTCCCCTGGCCCCGCGACAGTCGATACCTTCTTTAACGGTGGGTGCTGACTGCTCATGTTGACAACCCCAGGATAGCGAAGCGGGGTGGCATTAGTCGCGACATGCTGACCTCTTCGAATGGCGGAAACAAGAGGTTCGCCTTCACGTGTCCCTTGGCATGTCTGACATAGCCGTCCCCTCATCCTCCGTATGGAGAAGCCGCCACAGGAAAAGCAATAACCCCAAAGGTATGCACTGCGGCGGCCACCCCCGTAGAGGGTCCGTTGTCCAATCGGATGTGATAGAGTGCCGCGTGTCATGGAGGCAACCTCCATGACCGCCATAACAGCACCGGCATTGTATGAATCCTCGGGCGTGCGCATCTGACGGTTGTAGAGCACAGACGCCTGGTGGATAGACTCAATATCTGTCTGCCGTTGCATGTTACGGTGGAACTGCAGCCCTGTCAGGACCTCACGGTCATTCGCCCTGACATTCAGCGCAGCACTCGTGTCGGCCAGCCCAAGGAATGATGCAAACCGTAGTGCGAGCCTGCCCACCAAGCCCGGGGAAGGGGCAATTGGTGCAATGCCTCGCACGAGATGGTCACCATCCCAACAAAAGGAGTAATGGGTTGAAAGCACGCGGATGCGATCACGCTCATCAACGACGGTGACCTCCTCGTGACCGTCGTAAAGGACAACACGCGGGGCGATCGAGATGCCTGGGAGGCGGCGGTACCGCCTCGGCACGTACGAAAGGCCTGCGACGGTGTCACGCATCGCGTCGCTCAGAACCACACTCCTAACGTTGTAGCTGGCCGGACTCAAATCTGCATGCATGACCTGCAGGGGCAGGCCAAATGCGTCTATGCAGATTGGTGGGCTCACATTAACCCACGTGGAGTCTGGACCGTCAGTTGGTGGGTTAGGCCCACCAGGCCCACTGTCAGGCAAGCCATCGTCAATGACTGTCACTGGTGCCACACGGCTTGGGGTTAGGCTGGACACCCTGGTAGCATTCGAGGGAACGCGACCACGGAGTGGGGCAACATGACCCCAGCCATCGCCCTCATGGATCAGCAGGGAGAGCTCAGGAAGGCACTCCTGGCCGAAATGGCAGGCGTGCCAACGACATTCTACGAATTTATACGCAACGAAGTGGACGGACACTCTCTGCGCATAATACTGCAAGTCGTCCTGGATCTGCTCAAGAGATCTCAAGCCTTGGCGTGATTCGTCAATGTGTACAGCCAATTGCGGGCAGAGACACAAGACAGTGAGCGGGAAACAGGAGGTGTGCCAGTCCATACCAATGGCTCGCTGTTTCACCTGCAGAGGCACGTCAGTCCATGTCCTCGGCCTGAAGACCGAGAACCTTCGCGGCATCTCCTCCCACAGCAATTGTGGGAGCCCAAGCTGTGCCTCAGAAGTTGGGGAGCCAAGCGACGTAACACGAGCTGGCCTACGCCGGTAGGAGCTGATGTACGTAGAGTGGCTGCTGCCCCTGCCCGATGATAGGGAGGAGGCATCAGACCCCGAGGCTCGACTGGGTACGTTAGCCTCGGAGAGAGAGGAAAGGGAGCGGGTGGTTGCGCTTCCTGCTCGGCTGGGTACGTTAGCAGTCCGCGCAAAAGGAGGGGGACCCAAGACAGGTCCTGAGCCCAAGAGCGGTCGGGGCGGCCCACACCGGAGGTATGAGGGCATTCTGACCGACTCGGAGAACGGGGCCTTCCTGGGTGCATATTGTACAAGTCCTACGCGTACTATAGACGAGGACGGGGGAGAAGGAGCAACAGCAGTTGTTTTGCCGATTACTTTGCGATTGCTTTGTAAGCGTTGAATTGCTGTGGTGTGTCTCTTGCCACTGGATCCCACACCGAGTCCAGGTACCCCCGGGGACTTGTTCGACGGAGGAGTGGGCACGCTGCTCGAACATACTGGCCGATTATCGCCCATGAGGGCCTTGGTGTCCGCGCGTCCTCGACTACGACTCCGAAGTGGGGCTCCCTTCGATTTCAAGTCAATTGATTTCATGAGCTGCTTCTAGGAAGCGGGTGCACTTAACGCGTTGCATACGGCATCGGGGCCAATCATTAGTTCGAAACCC